TGTCCAATCAAAAATAAGATTACGGATATCGGCTGGAGACGGACGGCTAATCTTGATAGCATCTACTATGTACCTCTTGCTCGTTGATCTATCAATGGCGTAGCAGATAGCTGCGGTATCACCAATCATTGCAGGGTCTAGCCCGCAGATATAGGTAAAGCCATTTAAGTCTCGTGGATGTCCTGGGTTGCCTGCAACTAGGTTGCCAGCTTTACGCATTCCATCAATGGAGCCTTTTACACATACAGGGTCAAAGGCAGCGTTTTCAGATACGTCCTGTTGCTGGTAGACTAAAGCCCACGTACTAGCATCCATCGCTTGACGTTCGTTGTACAGGTTACGACCAGACCAACGAGGGTATAGGCCGTCCTCGTTCTTATCAGATTCTTCTTGTCCATCAAAGGGCGCATCGGAAGCGGGCCATAAAGTAACCCACTTGTCGGGGTCTTCATCTACCTCAAGCAGGGCTGGCATAGCCAAATACTTCCAAGGGACAAGGCCGCCTGGGTATCTATCTTCTGAGCGTAGCTCGCGGTATAGGTCAACAGAGGCTACTCGTGTACCAATAATAATTAACTTGCCCGTAGGGTTAAGACGGGATCTCACGTCCTGGGTCAGCCAACGGATTTGCTTTTCAAACTCATTAGCGTTCTTTAAGGTAACAGCGTCATCGACAATAATCATATCGGCACGCTTGCCGTAAATCTGACCGCCGATACCGACGGCTTCAATGTTCGGATCCTTTTCAGATGACTCACGGAGTTCATCACCAAAGGTGACGCGGGTGGCCTGCCACGAAGCAGACTTAGAATTAAAGCCGACACCGGCGGCATAGGCCGTCTGTAGCTCTTGGTACATCGGGTGGGTCAGACGCTGCTTGATAGCGTATAAAAAGTCTGCGGCGAGTTGCTGTGTCTGTGAGACTATCAGTACTCGAAAGTTAGGATTCCTACATACCTGCCACGTCACATAGTCAACGGTAATCGTAATTGACTTGGCGTGGTTTGGCGGAATATTTATCAGGACGCGGTTAGCTGCAAGTCCTGGCTCAAATTTCATACTGGGGTGTAACCACCCAGGATCTCTGCCTTCGATAACATCTACTAAGTTCTGCTGATGTGGGAAGGTCTGAGAGTGTAGGAACTTCTGGCGGAAGTCTGCAAAGGATATATCGTGGACGTCGCCATCTTGGAAGTTCTTATCCTTAAGACCAAGGCGGGTTCTATCTACCTTGTCTGCAAATATCTTATCTGTACGGCGGTAGTACTCATAGGTCTTGATGGACTTACCGGCGCTGCCACAAGCGGCGTCAATAGTCATACCTTCTGCTACACAGCCAAGGATAATACGCTTGGCTATGTCAGCACTATTGTCAGCCAAGTACTACCTCTTGTTTGCTTTCTTGACTGCGTTCATTTCAACAATCTTGGCACGCATAGCGGTCTTTGACTTATCGTTAATAATTCTTTGTGACATTGCTTTTTTTTCTGCAGTTCGTGGGTCTACAACAATCTTATCAACTGTTCCACCATAAACACCGCCTTTTCGCATAACATTTTTTGTTTTTGGCTTAACAAGTTTATTTGCAGCCTTGGCTGCCCCACCCTTAATAGCCTTCTTTAGATCTGCCTTAGCCTTAGCTGTCTTGCCACCTTGCATAGCAGGGTTACCAATATAATCTTGGTGAGATTTTGCGTAAGCCTTTTTTGCTGGTTTAGGCTTTGGGTTTCCTGATGTAATTGCCATAATGGTTTCCTTAATTTGGATGGGCCGAAATCAGATTTCATTTTACCAAGGAGAATATTTATAGTCCTATCCCTACTAAAAAGTATTAAGCAGGGTATTTTTTAGCTGTGCTCCCGAAGGAGCCTAGAGCGAACTGAGGGGTAAGTTAGGACTCGGCCTAGGGGCCTCGCTAGAGGCACTGTTAGTCACTGCTCAGGGTCTTTCCTATTAAAGCCCCTTACTATGTATAAGGCAGGAAATTTAGGTCATTTCTCGTTTACGCGGTGTGACGTTAGTCACATAGAATATAACCGCAGGTCAGGCGCTAGATCAGCTTCACTTTAGCAAATATTTTTTGCTGGGGAGTACAGGGACCGCCCGCGCAGAATTCAGCAACGGGGGGTGCCTGTCCTGCGCCACGCCCGACCGCGTTGCCAGCCGTCCACAGGCTGTGCGGTGGGCTGTGGATAACTTTCTAGAAAAAACGGGAGGGCTGGCTCTATCCCTGGCAATCCCTAACCCTCCCGCCCTCTCCACTTCCAACCACCGCCCCCGCACTGCGATCCACTGCCAGACCTTGCCAGACCCTGCGCCCTCCCTTACTGGATCGAAGACCTGGCGACCTCTTGCCCTGGATCAGTTGAAATTCAGGTGATCCGCTTACCGTGCGCCAGCTGCTACCCGTGAGTAACTTAATGAAAATAACTGCAAATAGCTGCGGGGCTGGATCTAATGAACTGCGTGAATCAGGTGATCCAGTTCTTGATTTATACGGTATTAGACCTCATAATAAAGGCAGTGAGTTCGACCCCTCACGAAAAGAGGCAAGGCTATGGAATGTCAATATTGTGATCGTGAATTAAAAGTACAACGCCGTTCGGGCGTTGGAACTGATTACTGGATCATTACGACCTGCGTTATTCACGGCACTTTCGAAGAAAAGGGGAATTAAAAATGACACTAGAAAAAGACGCAGGATGTATGAACTGCGATTTCACAACTACCAACGAGGAAGAAATGACCGCGCATAACTGCCAGTCACTATGCAACGCCTGCGGTGAGTTCGTCGCAGTGGATCATCTAGACGCTAGCGGTTTCCATAAACCCGCACACTGCAACGCTTTCGAACTGGAGAGCCTTTTTATCGAGGGTCGCCTATGGTTCGACAAGATCAACGGCAACACTTACTTTTCAAATCGTGTTTGGATCAACGGTAAAGTCGCGTTTGAAATGCCTATGGAATATGGCTACGAGGAAATGTATGTTCACCGCGCTATTCAAGAACTGCACTCACGCGGTTATTTCGTAGGTGAAAAGATCCCTAGCGTTTGGGAGATCCGCGACGAAATGTGCGTGCACTTCTACAAGGTCGCCACATATGGCAAGAAATCCGAACTATTTAAGGGGGCACGAGGATGAACGAAGCACAAGAAAATATCCTAAATCAGATGATCCAAAAAATAAAAGAGATCGAACCGCTTACCGTCGCCGATATGAAAAAGGCGCTCGAAAATCTGCCAGACGATACGCAAATCCTCGTTGGGTGCTCTTGCTCCGACTGGCTTAATCTCTCGAAAGAATTCGAACTACCAAACGAAGAGGAGGGCATTTTTGCCCTCACTTTTTACACCCGTAACGACTTCGATCCGCGTCAGTTCTAGGGAGATCAAATGACCACTATCCCGCCAACCTGCCCCGATTTCACTACTCATCCGCACCTCATAGACGGGCGCGGGTGCTATCAGTGCCAGTGCTCCAGCGCCTCAGAAGATCAAGGCACGAGCCAAATCGCCTCAGAACTGCGCTTACTAGGCATAGACGCAGAAGTGCACCAAACGGGCGGTTTCACTATGTGCGTTTATATTAAAACGGGCGAAAATTCCTACATATACGCAAACGAAGAGGGCGCCAGCCATTACCGCAACGACGAAGACGACGAGGGCGAAAATCTTCTATTTTTCGACGATCCACAAACGCCGGAAGTTAAGGCGCAGAAGTTGAAAACAATTTTGGATCATAAGAAAATCGAATTTTCTAAGATCGCCTAAAGATCGAAACGCCTTCGGGCGTCGTGGCGTAAATCGTCACCTGAAGAGATCAGTCTAGTAAAGGGGTAAAAATGGAACACGAAAAGTTCGGGCACGAGATCAACCGCAGGATCGTAGAAAGTTGGACACGGGAGGAAGATAACTACCGTGTAAAGGTGAGCACCTGGCACGATAAGACCCGCAAGGCGTTCATTTCTAATATCAGTGAGTGCACTATCGAAAAAAACGACGGTTACACTATGGAAAAGTCCATTATGTATCAGTCATTAAATAAGTTGGTGCAGATCCAGGCGGTAAACCGTTACAATTATGAAAAAATGGCAGATTTTCACACTCAGGCAGTCGCTCAGGTTATGGATCAGGTTAACGCACTGATCGCAGACCTTAACCGCGACGCGGAGGGCGTCGCTTGATCCTGTACGCGGGGCAAATGCTCGCAGGGCTGGCGTTGCTAGCCCTGCAGGGCGTCGTCTTATGGCTGGCAGTGGAGGCGGGTCACTGGATCTACTGCAAGGCGCGGGGGCGTAGCTACTAGCCCCGCAGCTGGGTCTGCAACTGGCTCTCCTGGCGCGGTGCGGGGTCGTGCCTGCGATCAGGAGGGAAAGTGCGAGAGAGGGAGAGAGGGCGACGGAGAGAAATAGTTGCGTACTATCGTACTATGCTTATACGGCATAGTGCGGTAGTCTGTACCTAGATCAGGATACGGAAATGAGAGAAAGAAGGAGAGAGTGACTATCACTAGAAATAACGCAGGGATCGAAGTTTCCGACATTATCGGAGGATACCTAGTAAGTAAGTTATATATCGGTTACACAGTAAAAGAGGCTAAGCAATTATTTATGCAAGAAAGAAAGGAAAAGTAAATGAAATTACAGGAAGTAGACACGATCCAGGATCTTAGAAAATGGGTACTGGAGAATATGCCTGGCGCACTAGTAGAAGAGGGCGAAGAAATTGCAATTCGTACAGGGCTTATCTCAACTATGGGAGGCTACTTAGCAAAAGGGAAAGAGGAATAAATCAAATGGTTAAAAGTACCTACGAAAAGAAGTCTCAAGATCCTAAGTATTGGAGAGCAGCTGGATTTTTAGGTGCGTTGCACCGCAACGGCGTCCCCCTTGAGGATCTAATGATTAATGACTGGGATCACGTACCTAGCCCTAAAGTTTATATCTTAGGGAGAGAGTACAAGCGGTTCTCAAATCACGACTTTACCAACGCGCTTAACTACTGGAAGAAGGTGAAGGCGTGAGTTACTACGACGGAGATCCTTTCAGTAATCACGTGCTTAATGAAGTGAAGTGTGCAGAGTGCGAAGAGTACTTTGACGAGCAAGAGGGAGAGGGCAATATCTGCCCACCTTGTATAAAGAAAGAGGGATAGAAATGGCTGGATGGGAAATGCAAGGTGGATTTTGTCCACAATGCGGGCAAATGATCACAGCTGCACAATTCATAAACGGATCACACCAACACGAGAAAGAAGGAGAGAGCAAATGAACCAATACGATTGGTACCCTAACAAGGGAAACGAATATCAAGCACAGAAAGAGCAAGAGATTATGTGCGGGGATCACTTGGTACCCGTCAAGGATTGTGGGTGCTTAAAATGAGCGAGTCAATGCAGGAGACTATGAAGAGAGAGCAAGAAGAGCTGCTAGCCACGCTTACGCGTGCCAATAGTGCGCTATCGCGCCTATTCAATGTAGATGATTCAAGTGTTGGCACTTGTGATAAATGCAATTCTTGGGACGATAGCCTAGAGGCTGGCGTCTGTCAGACTTGCATTAAGGAGGGAGAAGATGAGTAAAGTAAAGGGATTTTCTATTTACGATCAAGAGACAGGCAAGAAATTTGCCACGCTACCGCTAACTATTCCTATCGGGGCAACGGTAGAGGCATATGAGAAAGCAGGCCACAAGGTGCGTTGGGGTTGGGAGGAGGGAGAAGATGAGTGACACGATTCTAGTAAAGAGTAAACCCTGCACGGTCTGCAAAGAGTATGAAGTCTGGAGCTTAGACCGGCAGGCTGTAACTAGATGGCAAGAGGGAGAGAATATCCAACGCGCCTTCCCTGATATGTCAGCTGCGGATCGAGAAGTGCTCATATCAGGCACGCACCCTGCGTGCTGGGACAAACTATTTCCAGGAGAGGATGACGATGAATGAAATGGATAAATACGTACAGCGATTAAGAATGGAACTTAGTATCGCTGAAGCTATGGCTTACTTCGTAGCTGAAGGCGTGCTATCGGGAGGGAAAGATGAGTAACGTTATAGCCTTTCATCCTGCCCAATACACCCTGATCAACTTGTACGAGGTCACGGACGCGGAAGGTATAGCACAATGGGGAGGAGAGAAACCTCACGAAGCTGTGGAGTGGTATACCCGCGCTCCTATCGGATCAAGGATCCTGGTATCTGCCTGGTCTTCGGACGAGGAAGATGCCGTACTTATCGGACAACCAGTGGATATTACCCATATAATTAACCAGGCTTTAGGAAAGGGAAAATGAACGAGAGAAGAATCGAGACAGCTAAGAGAACTGCCGTAATTTACCGCAACTACAGACGGGCAAGAGAAAGAGCTCTTACCAGGTTGGCGCAAGCCCACCCTGAAATCTATAAAGAATTGTTAGAACAGGAGAAGGCAAATGACGAAACGCAGGGTCGTAAGTGGGTTGATATTGACGGTAATACTTCTAATGTGGGTACACAACCCATTACCACCGTTGAACACAGCAACGAAGCCAGTAATAATAGAGCGTACAAAAGCAACGATGGAGGAGAAGCGTGAGAACAAACGAACAGTTCGAGAATATAGTCGTGCTCTCGGATATACGCCACGAGAAGCGGCTTGCCTCGACACCCTTTGGACCTTTGAATCCCGCCTCGACCACCTTGCTCGCCCAAGAGATTTACAGGGCAAACCAAGAAGCACGGCTTATGGAATTGCTCAACTCCTTGGAGAGCGTAGTCCAAGAGCTGAACTACAAATCCTTCACGGTCTACGATACATTGAACACCGCTATGGAGGATCTGCGTGCCGCGCTCTTGCCTTCCACAAACGACACCGGTGGTACTGATGAGTAACCTAACGGGAGTGTCACTATTTGCTGGCATAGGAGGCTTTGATCTTGCTATGCAACGGCAAGGAGTGAAAGTCGTAGCCTCAGTAGAGATAGATAAAAACTGCAATAAAGTATTAGCGAAGCACTTTCCTGATACACAGCAATTTAACGATATAACAACGGTAAAGGGGAGTGATTTAATTGGAGCAGGATTTGAACCAATCAGAGGAATTATTACAGGAGGATTCCCTTGCCAGGATCTCTCAGTCGCTGGCAAAAGGGCTGGTCTTGCTGGCAAAAGAAGCGGGCTATTCTGGGAAGCTGCAAGACTTGTGGAAGAAACGCAAAGCAACTGGTTCGTTATCGAAAATGTCCCTGGTCTTCTTACCTCTAACGAAGGAGGAGACTTTGCTGTCGTACTCGGGACGATGGCAGACCTCGGGTATTCTGTTGCCTGGAGGGTGCTTGATGCTCAGCACTTCGGAGTACCCCAACGGCGCAAGCGTGTCTTCATCGTTGGAAAGCGTGATCCAAACTCAACCAGTCCAGCAGAAGTATTATTTAACAATTCCAGCGGCAGAAGGAGTCTTACGCAGGAGCAATCGTCACGGCAAGAAGTTACCAGACTTGTTGCAGAAAGCATTTGAAAATGTGGTATGTCAAAAGCCGGAGAGCACAGACTAATGAAGACTATGAAACCTGGATTGAAGGAGGAGTGTGCCCTACATTGAACGCATTTGATAATACGGCTGAGACAAGAGCTACCGTCTTGATCTTTGAAGCTACTCGTGTTGATGATACAAGATTCTATGACAAGTACTCTCCAACAGTGGCAACTTACTGGGGAACAGGTGGGTCGAGAGTGCCTTATGTTGTGAAATCAGAAGTGCCTATCAGAAGGTTAACTCCAGTAGAGTGCGAAAGGCTGCAAGGTTTTCCTGATGATTGGACTGCTGAGTGCGCTGATTCAACACGCTATCGCCAGGTAGGAAACGCTGTAGCAATACCAGTAGCTGAATGGATCATTAGTAATATCTGTGATATGGTCTGACCTGTTCATTTGTTTCCTTTCCAGCACGGCTAGCCCTCACCGTTAACCTCTTTCCGGTGGGGGTTAGTGCTTGTTATCGGTACTATAGAAACCAGTCCCATTAAAGACCACACTTGGAGCAGACCAGACACGGTTCATAGGCTTATGGCAAAGGTTGCACTGCGGGAACTCTTCCGGGTCTGTCATTTTGCGTTCCATTGTGTATCTATCACCGCACTTGGTGCACTCATACTCATATGTCATAGTTTTACTGCCTCCTCAATATCCAAGTAACCAACCACCTTCTCGACCTTATCTACATTCTCAAACTCTGTAGTCGCTGGCATCTGATGTGTATGCCACTGCGGTTCATCCATATCTGTAAGATCAAAGGAGTAGATACCAAGTGGAGTACTGTTGATATAGAAGGGCAGTAACTCTCGATGGTATGCCTGCTCCATCAGCTTGCGGTACTTCATCTGCTCTATAAGTAGCGTAGAATAATGGGTTTGGCGACACTTGAGTTCAATGAAGTGACCGGCCTTCTGTGATGTGCAGTCGAAGGCATCATAGATTCCTGGTGCTCTCTCTAAATCTGGGTAGAGATTGAACTTAAGAAAGTCAAAGAGGATTAACTCGTTCATCTCCAAGGACTTTGCCCACCTAACTTATCCTGCAAGCCGCGTAGTGCAAAGGTAATCCTGCGATCTGCTGTAGATACAGCACACTCTAGTAACTGTGCTACTTGAGCAAGTGTCATAGACTGGTGGTAACGCCAGACCAGTATGCTTTGGTGCTCCACATCAAGTGCTGTGTAAGCCTTCTTAATATCAATCAGGATGGCAAGTAGGTTACCACCTTCTGCTGGAGAGGATGAACCCTTGGGTCTGCCATCACGGATCATCTCTTGTGCCTGCTCAAGGACTGTGCCATCTATCACCGATGCAATCACATAGGGCAGTAGCTGTGCTAGGTTAGCAGTCTCGTAGTAAGACTCATCAGAGATATGATAGCCGGACCTGATTGACTTCTCCTTGCGAGCATACCTTTCAGCAGCTCGAAACATCTGCCAACCAACACGCTGTTCATTATGCTGACGCTGTTTAATCTCAGGCTCTGACAACTGCTCATTCAGATATGCAGCACGAGATAGCGCCCACTTGATGCACTCTTGCTTGACATCATCAAGGTCTACAAAGGCTTTGTACCTATTGTGGATGGTCTGTGCTACCGATGGTGCTATGTCATATATGGATGGATGTAGTTCAGTCACAATCAGGTAGCACCAAATCCATAGTGTGCTGGATGTTTAATAGTTTGATAGCAAGGAAGTCTATGTAGTTGCTGGCATCTGCTAGCTCTTCAATCAGTTCTTTAATGGTATCGCCAGTAGTAAAGGACTCGAACTTCTGCCCTTGTGCTATCGCATACTGGTCTGCACCCACACCACGCACACGGCTAGCACGCAAGGATGCAAAGGATTCAATGAAAGATGTAAGGTCATCAGTTGATACACCAGCAGCACGGTATCCAACTACTGCAAGGTGGTCTACTAACGGGTTCGAGTTGGACATATTAGTAGCGTCTCCTCTTCTTCGTTGATCTGCAAGATGTGAAAGCCCATAGTATGCAAAGTTAGTATCATCTGTTGCCATTCACTCTTATCCATTCTGCTCTCCTACTAGCAAAGCTCTCGTTGCATCAGCACCATAGGCTAAGTAGTAGTCGTTAATGTCCATATTAGGTGGTAATGTTACTATTACTCCGTTCAATACCTCTTGCTGAACACGCTTACTAAAGTCTGCTCCTGGGTTAGAGCCATCTTCCTTCACATCATTATCGCCCACAATGAATACACTGTCATAGCCGTTGAGTAACTTAGCAAAGTGTGGCTTCCAAGCCTGTACTCCAGGGACACCCACTGCAGGGATACCAAGGACACCGCTAGTAATGACTGTATCTAGCTCACCTTCACAGACCACGATGTAGGGACTACTCACTGTCACATCAACAGCGTTGTATAGATGGGCCTTCTGCCCAGTAGGACTGCCATACTTAGGCTTGCCATCATCTAACCTACGAAACTTAAAGCCTACACACCCACCAAGGGCCGTGATGTAGGGGATGGATAGCCAACCAGCGTGCATCTCGTGACCGTTAATAGGATCAACGACTGTGCCTAGTTGGAACTTAGCTGCTGCAAGTTCAGATATCCCACGTTCTTCTAGCGCGACGAGAGTTTCTGGAGTTATTTCCTGTGCGTATTTCTGCGCCGCTTCTAGTTGCAATTTCGACTGCACGTTTGAGGCCATCGTTAAACTCCAGATTCTCTATGAGGCAAACTATATTTGCGGCGTTGCCTCCCTTGCCACAGGTAAAACAGAAGTACAGATTGTCATAGGTGTTAATAGATGCAGACCTATGACTGTCATTGTGTAGCACACAACGCACCGATGCTCCATTACCTTCTCTTACTTCACCGCCATAGAAGGCAATGATGGGTGTTATGGGGATTGAGTTCGCATCAACGGAGCCTTTGAACCTTTTCTTAAAACCCAACCTGGACCAGTCTTGTGCTGGCATACGCACCCCTCGCATTGTTCGTGATGTGCTTGACTAAGTTTAATCTGATCCAAGCGATTATATTCGCCTGCATCCATACAAGGTTGGCAAATCACGCTTGGTCTAGCTCTTCTTCTGCTGAGAGTTCTTCTTCGATAGCCTCTTCAACTACTTCTTCCGATACTAGGATATCTGATGTGGTGATATCACCCTCTGGTACTGCCATTGTTCTTCTCCTTTAGCCATTGTTCTAAGTCTTGGACCACCCACGACTTCTCTATGCCAGCGTTGCGACGCTTAACTACAACATAATGCAGTGGCACTTCTCCAATACCACGAGCCTTAGCGTAGTTAAGCGCCTCAACTTCTGCTTCTCTCCAGAACTGTGGCAAGGAAAGCGTTGCCGTGTTCTTGAGTTCTAATATGTATGTCTGTCCCGCAACCACACATACTAAATCACCTTCGTCGTCCTTGCCTGCTAAGCGCAAGCGCTCAGCTAGTACACCCAGACTACGAAACCATTTCATTACATCTATCTCGAAGGCTGCACCCTTGGCCTTATTGTACTTCGGGTTGCTCATCTACAAGCACAACCTTATTGATCTTATTGATAACATTACCCTCTTCATCTTTAACTAACTCGATGATACCTGATTGCATTAAAGCACCGTAAAAACTGGTCATATCTACTTTAAGAGTATCAAGTTCTGCACGCAAAGCATTAGTAGCATCGCGCAAAGCATCAATCCTAAGATTTTCTCGGTACTTATTTGATAACTTTCCTTCATCCATTAGAACTCCTGTCCAAAATACCAAAAGCCAAGATCAATATTCCAATGATAATCAGATATATCAAAGCCAATACCAAACCCTCGCTTACGACCATACGCCCACCAAAATCCAGCAATTTTCTTCTCACTCATTGTTCTATCTCATTTCCATATTCATCTACGATGTAGTCCCCAGTATAACCTGCTCGTGCATCCCGCCCTAGCATTGCACCAAAGGCGTTTCTATCTGATATCTGACAAGCTCCGTAGTTAACCATTAGAGATGTAAAGTCAGAGGCATCAGCCGTGTGTGGCCCAAACCTATTCTTTACTGCTGCAATGTTTAACTCTGCATTCATTGGATCATAACCCAGGGTTAGTATCAACGCTGGTAACTGGCTTACCTTGCCGTGAATAGCACGACGAGCAGGTGGCTTAGTTGGTGAGCCATACTCTGACTGCTCAGAGACGTGGTGCAGGACTAATACACAGGCTTCTGTCTTACGTGCCATATCGTGCAGCTCCATCATAATCGCACGTAAGCCTGCCCATTCATTATCAGTCTCTGCTGCCACGTTCATCAAGTTATCTATGATGATTAACTCTGGAGCAATTCCGTATAACTCCACGTACGCTCTGATCTCCAACTCGATATCATCGAGTGACGGACTGGAATCAAAGACCCATTTAATATGACCCAACTTACTAAGATGGTGATTGTAGTAATTGCTATCGTTAGATAAGTTCTGTTCAACGTTGACCTGATTATGACCTGATAGGTGTGCTGCACTTCGCATCATCACCGTAGTCGTATCAGTATCTGCTGAAAAGAATAGTGCTGGTACGCCTGACTTGATTGCGTAGATAAGTGCAAACATAGACTTACCAGCGTTAGGGGCTGCAGCTACCATACAGACCTGTCCCCTGCGGAACTTAATCTGCTTAGCTGCTAACCCACTCCATACATCAGGAAGTGGCGTTGCTTTAGTGAGCACAGTTCCCCAGGCTCTATCCAAGCTAAGCAACGTTTTCCCCCTTCAGTATTATATTTAATTGTTTCCGAATAGGTACACGATCTGCCTGTGTTAGACCACCCCAGATACCAAATTGTTCTTTATTTATTCCCCACTCTGCACACTCAGCTTTGTGTGGACAGGTATGACAAATAGATTTTGCCATCACCATCTCTACAGTATTCATTGAACCATCGGTTCTTTCCGGGAACCAAAATTCACCTCCTACTTGAGCGCAGCTTGGGTTCTCATAGAACCTCGGCGAACGCATTCAATCATCGAATCCAGATTGTGTCGCACTTCTCCGACTTCGGTAATTCCTTCGGTCCTGCACACATAAAGCCCTGCCAAGGACCCTTCTCTCCAACGCCTGAACGGAAGTTCATCTGTCCGTGACGGCACATCTTCACTGAAGGATCTGATGATGCTGCTACTGGTGTTGCAGCGAACTGTGCTTGGATGTTCTGTACTGCTGTTGCAGTTGCAGTTACTCCACCTGATAGTTCTACTGATGTTGACTTAATCATTGTGGCAACCATTGCAAGGTCTGTAAGACCTGTCTCAAGTTCCTTTACATCTGATGCGTAAAGATTGATAAGAGTTCCATCAGCTAACTTGTAGTTGATTTGGAACTTAGTGTTCTCGTTTGCAGCCATTTACTTTCCTCCACTGTGTTTGATATTTATTCTTACAGATTCATTGCCTACTAATTTAGGAACAAACCCCAGAAGTTTCTCAACCTCTTTTGCATTAACTGTCTCACGACCTTTAACTGTTGTCCAACTGATTTCAACACCACTCATAGTGATGCCTGTAGATCCTTCAAGGCTAGCCTTCAAAGAATCTTTCTCTTTCTCCAGCTCTTTAATCTGTGTGTCTAACTGTAAGTAATGCAGTGCGTGCTTGTCAACTTCTTCGTCCTCAATCACTACTTCACTAAGGACGATACGTTCTTTTTTTAATCCAGTGCAACCCATCTCACCGGATGCGTCGTAGTACTGGCAGTAATCCTTACAGAAGGACTCATCCTTCTCAGGCTCTGGCAGTGTCTCTGAAGCCTTTACATTGGCAAGCCAAGACAAAGCAGCAAGGGCCATCACTTCATCGTAAGGTTCTGTATGCACCTTGATGTCCTTCTCGCTACCATCACGTGCTATTGCTACAAGGTTAACTGTCTTAACTTCATAGCCATTCTTAGATAGCAAGTAACCATAGAGTTGTACCTGCCAGCGCTGTTGGTTTGATGGGAAGTAACTAAGGTTCTTAATCTTAGAAGTCTTCCAGTCAATGACTGCGCCAGTACTAGGTACAAATAAGTCTACGTGTGCTTTCATATCACCGTAGGAAACTTCAGTTTCTACTAAGTATTCTTTTGCTTCAGGATCAAGTGAGCCAATAGCATCTTCGATAGCTGTGTGGATGGCAGTACCCATAATCGCAGCCAACTTAGATTGGTTCTCATTGGTGTGTGGTTGTGCATTCAGTCTGTACCAGACCTTGCGCTTACATCCACCTATCTCTGATGGACCTACCTCTGTCTGCATACTTCGGTCACGAGAAGCATCCTTGGCGTGTAGTACGTGTAGCAGTAGTTCCTTTGGATCTGCTATCGCCATTTGCGATCATCTCTCCAGGTCAACCAAGTATCGAAGCCATATGCTGCAACGAAACCTAGTAGAAAGCTGGTTAAACAAAGTGCAATTATCTCTTTCATTTATACCCTCACTTGTCCGATTACTTGTATTGGTGGATGCGTATTGATATCTAGTAAGGATGCAATCCTGACCGACTCTTCTGCTACCACACTTGCCGTAATGAGTTTATTGTAATTCTTAAGTGGCAAGGAATACAAGTACCCAAGAGCATAATTTCCACCTGAGCCTGCCGAGAACAGCCCACGCTCAGATGTGTTAAACGATAGGTCGCCACCAATGGAGAACAGGTTGGCGTTGAATGAGATAAGGAACGAGAAGTTCATCTCCTTGTTATCAATCTCGTAGTTACCTTCTTTGAATGAAGCTAAGATACTAGGAAGTATCTTGCTACCCATAAAGCGAACGGGATCTTCACCACGATATATGGGTGGCTTCCACGAATAGGCAAGGATGTCACCTGGGCGTGAGTCACCAGTAAGGCCCAGCAGGTACTTACCTACCGAGATTATCTTGGGCGTCTCGATAGAGATGATGCGTTGGTCGCCATCTGTTATCTGACTATCTGCTGCAAAGACTACAAAATCTTTACCTTGAATGCCTACTAAGGTTGTGATGTTCCACCTCCGAGAATACGTAAGGCTTGCTCTCTACCTGCTTTAAGACCTTGTACATAAGCATCAAGTTGATATGGTTCTTGGAACCATTTACCAGGTATGTAGTAACTTGCTTCACGTAACTTCTCAATGAGTTCTTCCATACTCATCATCATACCATTGCGTGTCGTAAGGCACATTACTCAGATGGGTATGTGTATACTACGAGCCGTGAGGCGAGTTAAGCAGACAGGGCGCCCTTTAGGGGCGCAGCAGACGGACAGTACAGTACTGCTGGTCCGGCTCCGTCTACCAACCCTGCCAAGAATGAAGCACAGAAACCCACTACGTGGGCTACCACAGGTCACTGGAGCCGATCTGCGGGACTTAGGACCAGTCCACGTGTGCATATGTGGCTCCCAAGTATTCAACGTTGCAGCGTCCTTTGATGACTTCGAGCTATCTTGGTACTTCCTAGACGCTACCTGCTTTTCCTGCGGTGCTTTGGTACGAGTTCCTTGTGAACCTGACAGGTATGAAGCACAGACTTTCGGAGATTGATGAAGAGTCCAGGACTGGTATCTGCTCAGTCTGTGGCCCTATTAAAATTAAACTCAGGGACTCAAGGATGTCTACAGCTACCAGTAGATTCAGATGCTTTACGGTTTACAGACGCAACATCATTAAGAGTCAGTATCCCTACGCAGTCCACAAGAAAGATTACTGTGAGCACTGTAACTTCAAGCCAGTCCACATCAGTCAGCTTGACGTGGACCACATTGACGGGGATAAATGGAACAACGACCCATCAAACTTACAGACGCTCTGTGCAAACTGCCACCGTCTAAAGACCCACTTGAGTGGGGACTCTAACTCTGGCATATTTTAGGCATAAAAAAAATAAGCCCCCACCCAGGATTTCTCCTGAGTGAGGGCTGTTGCCTCGCGCTGATGGGTTACTTAGACCCACGACCAAACTCTTTTGCCTTTGGGTCTAGTGACTTCCAAATTGGGGCAATGAAAGCTGATGCAAAAGCATAGGCTAATGTCTTTGGATCTGTGATTCCTGCTGCGTAGAGAGCTACTACTGCTGGTACTGCTGCACGAGCATAGGTTGTTGCAACTGCGATTAACTTAGTTGTATTCATTTCTTCTCCTTATGATTTGAAGACTGGCTTACCAAAGCCAACTACGTATACTGGTAATGACTTCTTAATAGCCAAGCCATTCTTCTTCTTGTATGCACGACGCTTCAAGCAGACTTCTCCACCATTGCGTTGATCACCCTTCTTATCAGGTGATGTGTTACCTTCCATAACGTTGACAGTTCCGTCACCATTATCTTTTGTAACAATTCCTACGTGACTCACCCGATTGATATTATCTCCTGGGAAATCGAAGAAAATGATATCTCCTGGTAGTGGCATAGCCACCTCAGCATCTTCCCATTGGCCCTTCTTCATAAAGGCTTGTGCTCCAACAGATGTTGAAACTACATTAGGAATCTTGAGTCCTACTTCATTGGCACACCACATAACAAAGCTGCCACACCAAGGTAGGAAGTTAGCCTTAGTGAATGCACCGTACTTGGTTTCATTCTCTTTAGGTCCTTCAACAATACCTAGTTCAGTCTTTGCTACTTCAATAAAATCTTTACGCTGGCCCATTGTCATCCTTACTCTTGTCTTTAAGTCCGTTGCTTGCAAGTACTGCTCCTAGACTTCCTGTAAGAAACACAGTCAGAGTGCTAAGTAGTTCAATGAATGCTCTGTCGTTAGGTGCTTGCTCACCTAGTGGTTGTGTTACAAATATCAAAGCCCAGAGGATTCCAAATACTGATCCTAGAAATACCAAGGCTAGGATTACTCCGATAAATACAATCAGTCTTGCCTTGAGTTGCTCATTGGTAAAACGCTGTCTAGCCATTATTTAATTCCTTTGGTATAAGGTCTTCGGTACAAGTTCCAGTTGAAACACATTGAGGTTTATTACACTCAGGTTTATCCCAGTTCTTGTACTCTTGGCACGGGTATCTAACCCATCCTTGATAGACACTACAACCGCTAAGGCTTACTGCCAGTAAGAAGAATGCGATATATCTCTTCAATCTGTCGTTCCAATCTTGAGACGGAATCTTTGAGCGAGCTTCCAGAATTCGGTTTAAGTTCATTGAGGTAGTGTTTGACTAACCATCTGACTCCAGCTACAAAGCCACCAAAGATAGTCATTACTGCTACCGCTAGCGTTGCGTAGTCTTGTGCTGTCATCAGACCGTCCGTATCGTAACGAGTAGTGTGCCGCCAAACCCAGAGAACCTTTTATCTTCTGGAGTCTTATTCATAAAGTCCATCTCTTCGATGATACCAAGGTATGACTCGCCTGTTCTAAAGTCTTGAACGCGGATAGTGTCACCAACATTTTCAACAGCTTCTAGTTGTGACATACGGACATATGCAGATCCTTCATAGCCAATCTCATTACCAAACTTGTCGCTCTCGTGGTCATAGCAGAAGACTGGATACTGAATCAAACGTTGACGTGGAACCGCAGGCAAGGACTTCAACTGGTAGCCAGTAAAGAGTGGCCCCTTAGTAACATCAGTTGTTGAACGGCTCAAGGTAAACTTAAAGCCTAGATATTCCTGCGCTGTTGTTGGGTAGTTCACGTTAATCTCAGGAACAGTCTCACCTTGTGAGAAGGTACCAATACGGTACTCGGTATCTACTGAGTCAATAGAGTCAATGTTAATGCCACCATTAGTGGTATCAATACGAGCTTGGAGTAGTTTGTAAATCTTAGTCTCAAGTGTGTTATAGCGGATAAAGCCAGTACGCAAGTAGCCAGATGCTACTAGGCTAGTCGTTGACTCAGCCCAGGTATTATTACCATTGGTAAATGCTGCTCTATCTGAGTTACCAAAGAATGCTACCTGTGATGCAGTAGTGCTAGTACCTGCAGCAATCAGATCCCACGCCCAAGGGAAGTAAAGAGCGTTGGCAATAACTGTGCTTGATAAGTCAACACGGACTAGCCCTGCTTCTCCATCTACCTTAGTTGCAATGTAGGCATAACTATCTCTAAAGGCAATAGAGTTACATTCAGCATCTCTAAAGAGAAGCGGTCCATACTGGATATCTCCAGTGGTATTAGCAATGCCAACTCTAAATCCTAGACTGGTAGCAAGGACTGCATAGGTACCAAGGTATACATCAAAGTCATTGATGTGTTCACCGTCTGGCATATCAATGATGACAGTAGGTGTTTCTAGTGTTGGGAATCCTAAAGAGTTTGCAGTTGTAGGGTCTAGGCTAATCTTAAAGACAGATGATGAAGTGCCATTGGGATCATAGCCAGAGATATAGATAGCCTGTGGTCCTTCAGAGATGCTAGACCATACCCAAGAAGTATTAGGATGGGTGTATAAAGCACTAGGCAAAGCACCAGATGCGTTGTTGGCATCTAGTTCATAAATCTTGTTGTTAATAGCAGCAATGAGGCGCTGCTTTACAAAGCGGATAGTTCCGCGAGTGGTACTAGAAGCATTATAGATTTCAGTATCGCTAGTAGTACCAGCAAGGTTTCCTCGGTGAACGTGAGTTCCATTGATAAAGAAGTACTGCTTA